TTATGTAAGATATTCAGAAATTACTGGCAATTCTTCTACATAAAAAAAAGGTAGCTAGTCATCCTATAAGTTATTAATGAAACTCTATCGCTAGAGTAAGTTACAGGTTACAGTAAGAAATATCCCATAAGTTAACTAACTACCTAATGTAGTATTTTAGCATACTTACTGGTAAAAAAGAAGTTAAATAACTCTTTTTTATAGTACGAATATGGGGGGTCTTTCTGCGCATTAGCGGACATATATGCTACGCATAAAAAAAGAATTTGAGTTTAAAACTTTCTAGTGTCCTTGGGTACTAACTTTGTGGTAATCCCAGTCCATCTTTTAGATGCAGTTAGCTTTTTGCCGTACCGATAGCGCTTACCTGTAACACTATAGTTGTTAAAAACTATTTGTGTAAATTACTATAGTGCTATAATAATCTTATTACAAGTTACAGGAGGTAAAATGTTTGACTTTGAAGAACAACTAGCTATTGGTGAGCTAGGAGAAACATTAATAAGAAATTACTATCATTCTAAGAAAGATAATGAAAAGAACCTATATGTATGCAGACCAGCATCATTAGAGGAACAGATGAAAGGTGCAGATTTATTTGTTGTAGATGGACATTTGAATTGTAGATATATAGAAGTAAAAACTGACACACAAGCGTTAGATACAGAGAATGTAGCATTTGAAATACAGATAGTACATAAAGATAAAAAGACTATAGGTGCAGCTATGAAAACATTTCCTGACTTTCTTTTCTACTGGATTTACCCAACTACGCGCATCCTTTACTGGAATCCTAGTGAGATAAATCCTTATTTAATAGATTGGATGACAGAGTACAGAATTGTAGAAGCAGAAAATAAAAAATTTTTTTCACGCACCTTAATAGTACCGCAAAGCGTAGTGCTGGCAACTGGGGTAGTCCATACGCTTGATTTAGATTGGCATAGCGTTGATGAAGTATTACAAGGGGTAGATGGCGTTTCCGCCATCCTTGTTTAGGTAAAGGAGGAAATCCTAAACTACCCCTTAGGTTTTATGTTACCCCATTTATCTTTATTAATAATTTTCTTTTTATTATTATCAGATAGACAAGGTAGTCCGTCTAAGTGGTGTCTGTACTTATGATTACACACTAAACACTTTTGGTGTCTGTTGTATTTAAAATCTACTACTGCCATAAGTTGTTCTATTTGTAAAGCAACCTCTCTAGCTTTTGTATCTATAACTTTGTCTGTAACTTTTGCCATAGTAAAATTATATAATGGCTGGAAAAATAATTTGCAAATATTGCAACAAACTACCTGTGATTAGGAAAAAAATAAAATATTGTGGTAATCTTGGTTGTGTAAATTATAACAATATAGTTAGGAGAAATTATGCCAGTAGGAAAAAAAGGCAAAAAAAAGAGATACTCATCCAAGAGGAAGAGTAAAAATATGGGCTACTAATGCCTAAGATTAAAAAAGGGAGGAATATTTTTAGTAGTCCAGAACTATTAAAAGAATGGTCAATAGATTTATCTGAGGCTTGTGGAAGTATTCTTATAAATAAAAAACCTAATGTGTCTAAAATAGATACCTTAGTAGAAAAATTTGTAATTGATTATAATGAGAATATGGAGAAAATAAATGGCAAAGAAAAAACCAGCTAGAAAACCTATTAATGCAAAAACTAAAGCAACGCTTCAAAAGAAGGCTGCGAACTCTAAATATACTTATGGTCAACTGGCGCAGGTATACAGGCGTGGACAAGGTGCGTACCTTAGTTCAGGAAGTAAATCAGCTTCTATGGCTGCTTGGGCTATGGGTAGAGTTAATTCTTTTATTAGGGGTGGTCATTCTCAAGATAATGATTTAAAGAAAAAAGGTAAGAAGTCTAGTGCCAAGAAAAAAAAGTAAACGTAAAGTTCCTTACGAAAAAGGTGTACCTTCTAAGTATCTTAAAAATAAAAAGAACTCTAAATCTAAAGTAGCATCAGAGATTAAAAGAACTGCTAAGCTTTATAAAGAAGGTAAATATATTAACTTAAAAGCTGTACAGAAAAGTAGAGCAGTTAGGAAAAAAAAGTAATGGCTATAAATTATAGAGGAGAAAAATTTTCTGGTTACAACAAACCAAAACGTACTCCTAATCATCCTAGTAAATCTCACGCTGTATTAGCTAAAGAAGGAAGCAAAGTTAAGTTAATTAGATTTGGACAAAAGGGTGTTCAAGGTGCTGGCAAAAATCCTAAATCAGCAAAAGAAAAAGCAAGAAGAAAATCATTTAAAGCAAGACACGCTAAAAATATAAAGAAGGGTAAGATGTCTGCAGCCTACTGGGCTGATAAAGTAAAATGGTAAAAAACATAGTTTGTATTGCACCAGATTGTGATGCACAACTACCACCAAACAAAACTAAATATTGTAGTGATACTTGCTATAAAAGAATATCTCAAAGAATACACAGAGCTAAACAAAAAGGTGAAACATACGAATTGCCTGTAAAAGAAATTAACGAACCAAAATCTGCAACTGTAAGAAGAGGTTCATTGTATGACAAGTTTAGAAATCAGGGATATGCATCAGAGTTAATTAAAGACCAAATTACAAGACAAGAAGTAGCTAATGCTTTAGGTTGCACATCAGGACACGTTGCTAGAATGTTAGCTGCATTTAGAGAAGATTTAGAAAAAGATATACAAGCAGAGAACTGGGAAGTATCTGATGATGCAAAACAATCTTTAGATGATTTTAAAAATTTTAGAGACAGATACTTTTTAACAGAACAAGGCGTTCCATTTGAAACAGCAGAGTTTCATCATAACTGGATTAAATCTATTAACAAAGCTTTGTTAACTGGTGGTCAGCAAATGATACTTAGTCCACCACGACACGGAAAAACAGAACTGCTTATACACTTTGTTATATGGTTAATTTGTAGAAATCCAAACATTAGAGTTATGTGGGTTGGTGGTAATGAAGATATTGCTATGAACTCTGTAATGTCTGTTATGGACACACTAGACCAAAACGAAAAACTAAAAGAAGATTTTTGTGGACCAGGTGGTAGTTTTAAACCTGCAACTAGAGCAGGTAAGATGTGGTCAAGAAATGGTTTTACTGTATCTACAAGAACTGTATCAGGTATAAAGTCACCTACAATGATTGGTATTGGTAGAGGTGGTAAAATACTTTCTCGTGACTGTGACATAATTATTGCAGACGACATTGAAGATTTTAGTTCTACTATGCAACCTGCATCAAGAAACAATACTAAAAACTGGTGGACAACAACTCTTGGTTCTAGAAAAGAGGAACATACTGCTATGGTGCTTATTGGTTCAAGACAGCATCCTGATGATTTATATTCTGCAATTTTAGAAAACGAAGCTTGGGAAACTATAGTTGAAGAAGCACACGATTCTATGTGTGTAATACCAGAGGTAAATGAAGAAGAACATACTGAATGTATGTTGTGGGAAGGTAAAAGAACTTTTAAGTGGTTAATGAATCGTAAAAGAGATTCTATGACTACTGGTGGATTAAAGAACTTTGAAATGGTTTATCTAAATAAAGCTTTCTCTGAAGCTGCTAGATTGTTTAATCCAGAACAAATAGCACAATGTTACAACCCTACAATGCCATTAGGCACAATACCTAGTGGTTCTTACTTAGTAGCAGGATTAGACCCTGCAGCTACAGGTTATCAAGCAGGATTTCTCTGGGCAGTAGAAACAACAACAAGTGAAGTAAAACTTACAATGGTTGATTTAGACAACCACTTAGGTGGTGGTTTAGATGAAGCATTTGAATTAATTAAAAAATGGTGGGATATGTATGGATGTTACCACTGGGTAATTGAAGAAAATGGATTTCAAAAAGCTATTAGACAAGATAAAACAATTAAACAATTTTGTAATGTACAGGGAATAAAGCTAGAAGGACACGAAACTCATAAAAACAAATGGGATGAAAGATTTGGTGTTACATCACTTGCTCCTATGTTTAACGATAAAATGATTACATTACCTTTTGGTGATGCTGATGCACAAGCTAAAACTACACAATACACAAAACAACTTACATACTTTGCTTCTAAAGGTAGCGGAAGTAGAAGTTACAAAAGCGATATAGTTATGGCTAGTTGGTTTCCTATGAAAGTAGTTAGAACGTTATCTAAACTTACATATGCAGATATAGGAATTGACTACACTCCTAGCTTTGATGGGTATAATAGTGTAGAATGGAACGAAACACCTTGGAGTTAAATGAAACCTGAAGCAATCATTGAGAGAGCAACTTATCTTAAAAATATGCACGATGACGCATTATTAGATAGAGCAAGATTTAGAGCTATTTTAAATGGTGGAGAAGATGGAATTAGAGAATTACTAGGACCAGGACTTAGTAATAACGAAGCATATACAATACCTGCTCCTAACTTATTGTTATCTGCATTAGACAGACTTTCACAAAAAATAGGTAAAGTTCCTTCTTTAGATGTACACATTACAAATGCAAGAGATAGTCAAAGAAACAAAGTTAAAAAAGACAAACTAGAAAGAATTGTTACTGCATACGATAAAATGCAACAATTAGAATTACAGTTACCACAAGTTGCTAGATGGTTACCAGGTTATGGCTTTGCTGTATGGGTTATTACTTCTAAACCAGATGCTAATGGAAATTTGTATCCGTGTGCAGAATTAAGAAACCCATACGATTGCTTTCCTGGTTATATGGGTAATATGCAAAATCCTGATGAATTAGCCATTATACAAAAAGTGCCTGTAAGAAACTTGGTACAAATGTATCCAGAACTTAAATCTTGGTTTGAAGCTAAAGATTCAGAAAACAATTCTTACGACACAATGAATTTAAATTACAGCAATGATGGTAGTTGGGAAAACTCAAACGAAAGTGGAGATGTAATTTTAGAGTATATGAATATAGAAGGTACATATGTTATGCACGTTGCTTCAAAGAAAATTGTAGACTTTGTACCTAATCCTTTAAAATCAGGTCCTGCATTTGTAGTTGCTAAAAGATTTAGCTTTGATAGATTACAAGGTCAGTTTGACCAAGTTGTAGGACTTATGGCTTCTATGGCTAAAATTAATATTTTATCTGTAATAGCAATGGAAGATGCAGTATTTACAGAAACAAACATTGTTGGAGAAATAGAATCAGGTCAATATAGAAAAGGTAGAAATGCTATAAACTATTTGACACCAGGTTCACAAGTAGTAAAACCTACAACAAATTTACCATATCAGTTATTTGAAGCTGTTGGTAGGTTAGAAAGGCAACTAAGAGTTGTTGCTGGATATCCAGTTCAAGATGACGCTATTTCACCAAACTCATTTGTAACAGGAAGAGGTCTAGAAGAACTGGAGTCTGGCGTAGGTGCTATGGTTAGTGAGTATCACACAATACTTGAATATGCTTTACAAGAAATAGATTCTAAAAGATTAGAACTAGATGAAGTATTGTTTAGTAGTAAAAGAAAACCAATATCAGGAACTTATAAAGGCGCATCATTTTCTGAAAGTTATACACCTTCTTCTGACATAGATAAGAACTATGTAACAAGAAGAAAGTATGGTGCTATGGCTTCTTTTGACGCACCTAATAAAATAATTACTGGGTTACAATTACTACAAGCAGGAATTATAGATAAAGAAACTATGCAACAAGAAATGGATGGTTTAGAAAATCTTAGTCAAATTAATGAGAGAATTACTAAACAAAGAACCGAAGATATATTATACCAGATGTTGTTGCAAAATTCCCAACAAGGTGATAAAGCAGCAATGATGGCTGTTGTAGAAATATATAATAATCCAAAACAAATGGGTAGCATATTAGAAAAATATTTTACAGCACAAGGAGAAGAGCCAAGTCCTGAAGAACAAGCTTTGATGCAAGCACAAGCAGCTCAAACACCACAAGGTCCACCTAACTTAGCTGCATTGTTAGGAGGTGTAAGTGCCTGATATAAATCAAGAGTTTGCAAAAATTATTGCACAAAATTATACAGTAGAAGAGCAACCTATGTGGGAAGCTAATTCTGAATTAATTAACAATAATCAACAGTTTCAAATAGAAAAAGTTATTGACATTATGACAGTAGCTTATATTCCTTTAGTAGGAAGAATAGATATTTTAATTGTTCCTGATGATTTTGATTATGGAGAAGATTATGGCTAGACAAGCAAAAAGAAAATATGCATCTGAATCTTATGGTGATTCTAAAGAATTACTAGAACAACAAGCTGGTGCAGAAATGTTTAAAGAAGAGGAATCAGGTGCGATTAGTGCAATACAGAAAGAAGTAGCTGCTACAGGAGGTATGCCTAATGTAGCTAATTTACAACCTATAAATAGACCTACTGAAATACCTTTTGAATCAGTAGAACAAAATAATTTAAATCAATTTGGTTCTAGTTTACAAATGGACAAAAACTTTATACTAAGGCAAATGTATGCTGTACTACCAAGTTCAGATATATTAGCTTTAATGGATGATGGAGTTACTTAAATGGCGTGGGAGTGGAGTTTTCCATCTCCGTATCAAGACGCTCTTGATTCAGAGTTTGTAAAACAAAGAAAAAACCAAGCACAAGAACTTAGAAATTATTTCTCTCAAAACGATATAGCACAAAACTTAATAGGTATATCTCAAGAATATGGGTTCTTACCTACAGATGTACAAGTAGCAGGTGCTATGGTTGGTCTAACTAAAGATAGTCCTGAGTTTACATCTATCGTAAATTCATATATGGAAAAAGAAAGAAGTTGGTGGGAAAGTATAAAAGCATCTGGTAGAGGTGCAATTAGAGGTGCTTTTGTAGGTATGGAGTCTGCTAGCCAGTTTGTAAAAAGATTTGGTACTGCAGGTATGAGATATTATTCTAAAAAACAACAGAACCCACTATTGTTTTTTACTGGTATAGGTACAGCATTAGCAGCAATTAATCCTGACTTTCATACAGAATTAAAAAATACATTTGAAGAAACAGGACCTACATTAGCAGGTAGAGCTTTTAAAGAAATAAAAAAAGGTAACAAAGTTAATTTAGGTGAAGGTTACTTTGGAAACTCTACATTAGCTGAAGATACAGAAGTTTATAAAGAATTAGTAGGTAGAGGTGCAGACCCAAACATTGTAAAAGAAGCTGTACAAGAACAGCTAGGAACACCTTTATCACAACCTACAATACAAGATAGAGAAAAAGCAGCACTAAGCTATCAAGGTAGAAAAGGTACTGTTAAATTATCTCCTGGTCGTGTAGCTGCTGTAGAAATATTTGAACCAGGAAGTAAAGCATTTAAATTTATGTCAGGTGTTATTGATGGTGCTTATACTATATTTACAGACCCTACAACTTATTTAGGTTTAGGTATATCTAGAGCAGGTAAAGCAGTAAGAACATTTACACCTAATAATAAACCAGGTCTTATAAATAAAGCTGTTAGAGCAACAGTTCATCAACCTACCGCAAAAGAATTTTATACATCACAAACAGGTAGAGATATTGCAGATTTATTTGTAAGAGCTAGTACATATGATGAAATAGACATATTAACAAAAGGTCAACTTAAAAATTTAGATAACGGTGCTATTATCGGCAGACAACTTAGAGATGCAGATAACGCATCAGAAGTACAAAAGATACTTATAGAAACTACACAAGACAATTTAGGATTTAATAAACGTCTAGATTCTAACTCTTTAATATTTAAAGGTAAGTTTTCTAGAGCAGCAGGCAAAGCATACTATGGTTCAGATTATGGAGCAGGTGGATTTAGAACTGCTATGAAATTAAACAATCAAGATTCTAAATGGGGTAGGTTGTTTCAACAGTTTCCTGCACCAAGATTGCACGCTAATGATTTAAATACAACATTTTTTGAATTAAAAGCTTGGATGAAATTTGCAAAAGTAGATGATGAAGTTGCTGTAAAAGCTTTAGATAGAATTGCAGATGGTATGGAAGACCCTGCTATTACTGCACTAGCAGATATACCATTTGATGCACAAACACCATATGACCCTAGACCTGCAAACTTAGCTAAGTTATCTTTAATACTTGATGTCATAGGTGGTGATGATGGTGTATTTACACATATAGCTGAGAAGTTTAAAGCTTTAGAATTACCAGAAGAGTTGTCTAAAGGTATTAAAAAGTTTATGGGTTCTATTGATGAAACTAGAAAATACTTTAGAACAAATATGTCAGAAGAATTTTGGCAAGGACAAAAACTAGATATTGTAGATAGTCAAGGTAATGCAATACTATCTCAACAGTTTGAACTAGAAAAAGCTTTAGAGATTGTAGAAAGAGTTGCTGAAAGAGCTGGAGTTAAAAAAGTAGAAGTAGGTGGCAGAAGAAGATTAATTAGAGATGCTAGGTCAGAACTTGAACAACTAGAAGATGCAGCAGGCACAGGAAATATTATTAGAGGTTGGTCAAGATATGGTGATGAAGGTGTAGAAACATTTGAAGTATCTACTGCAGGTGATGAGTTTGGTAAACAATTTTCTGCATTAAATGCAAAGTTTGCAGATGGTGACTTAGTAGAACTTAAATGGGCAAAAGCTAAAGGATATACCAGCATTAAAGCTGCTAAAGGTAATGAAGCAGTTGATGCTGCTGGAAGGGTTATAGATAACTTTGATTACTATCCTAGATACAAAAAAATATGGGATGCTTGGGCTGATGAAAATCCAGACTTAGTAGAACAACTAGCAGTAAAAGCTAGAGGCAAACAACTTACAGATAAGTTTGCTAAAACAGATAATTCACAAGCTAGGGCATTAAGTGAAATTATTAATGAAAGATTTGGTAAACAAAAAATAGAAAACATAGTTGGTGAAGGTGAACCTATACCAATGTTTTTTAAAGTTAAAAAAGCAGATACACCTTTTGCAAATAAAGACACTAACACTATGGAACTTATTATGCAGGGTAAAAGAACATCTACAACTAGGTCATTAGCAGGTTATAAAGGCGCACCTGAAGTAGGGCAAATTAGACAACTCTTTGACCAAACAACAGGTAGGAAAGTTTTAGTTCGTGTAAATAACGTTGAAACACTTCCAAAAGATTTATTTACAAATCCTAAATTAGAAGATAGAGCTAGAGAAATTGCTAAAAAGGAAGGATATACATACGAATTTTACAAGCGTGAAATATCTAGAAAAGATTTCTTTAAAAAAGGTGAAGCAGTTCGTATAGATTATGAATTAGCTGGTCCGAATAATATTATTGATGATTTAAATGTTCCTTCTATGAATTTTCTTAAAGATGATTTTCTAGAAGAAATATTACCAGAAGCTACTATAGACAGGCTAGACCCAGAGATGGAAGTGCTTGTAAAGAAAGTAAGTAGTGGTGGTCAAGAGGGTGTTGACTTTTTAGGTTTACAAATAGCAGATGATATAGGTATTGAAACTGGTGGTGTCGGTATGCCTGGTCTTACACAACGTACAATTAAAGATGGTAGATATGATAGCAATGCAGGTCAGTTACTTAAATACAATGTTGAAGATTCAATAGATGACGCTATTAAAAGCACTGAAGATAGTCTTGCTAGGTTAGAACAAAAAATAACACAAAACACTAAAGGTCTAAAATTTCAAGATACATTTAAAGAAGAAAGATTATCTCCAAAAGAAAGAGCTAGATACTATCAAATACTTAATAAGAAAAAATTTGGAGATATAACTGAAACAGAAATAGCTGACAGAATTGCATTAGAAATAAAAGGTAAAGGCGGATTAATTAATTTTTCTAAAAGAGAAGATGCAGTAAAAGCTTTAGAAGAATATATAAAACAAGTTACTGAAGGTGGTGGTGATGCTTCACTTCTTAAAAGACAAATTGTTTTAGAAAACGAAATAAACAGATTAACAAAAAAAGTTGAAAAAGAAAAATTAAAGAAAATAGATAAAGGTGTTCTTCCTGAAAACTATACAGACGAACAATTACAAATTGCTTTAAGAAAAGCTGAATTTGCTGAACAAGAATTACGAAGACTTAATGTAGAGTTAGAAGGTAAGAATTATCAAGGTGTAGACCAACAAGGCAAAAGAATAAAACAAACTACAGTTAAAGGTAAAGATGTTACAAAAGGTGATGACAGAAGTGTTAGAGAAATTGTTGATGACTTACAATTTAAAGCAGCAATACTTAGGTTTGTAAAAGATAAAAGCATTCGTTATAAAGCTCAGTATCAAGTAAAAACACCAGTTCGTCAAGGTGACGGTAAATTTAAAACTGCTATAACAAACCATAGCTATACAGTAAAACATTTTACAAAAAACGAAACAGACACTGGGTTAAGTCCTGAGTTTAATGTCTTAAAGTTTCTGAAAGAAAATAATCTTCCAGAACCAACAGGTGATTTTAAAATTGTAAGAGAAATTGATTTTTATACATTTGATGAAAAAGGATACAGAGAATTTTTAGGGGGTACACAGGTACTTTCAGATGCACAAGTAAAACTACACAATACAAAAAAACAATTATTAAAAATCAACAATCAAATAATGTACCAAGGCAATGATGCTGCTAATTATATAAAATTACAAGACGAATTAAATACATTAACTGGTGGAGATATAGGTGCTATGAAACCTAGACCAAGAGATTACAAATTTAGAACTACTGCAAATGTAGATAACAATGATGTAACAATAGTTGCATTTAGAAAAAGTCAACTTACAAAAGGTGGTGGTGGTACTGCTAAAACTATATTGTACGCATCTAGAAACAGATGGGTAGGACCAGAGTGGAAAGATGAAGTTGCAAAAAATATAGACAATTACAATACAGGTGTTTTTAAAAAGACACTTAACAAACCTTTGATACTTATTGATTTAGAAAATCCAAATCTTACAGATGACTTTATTGTAGAAGCACAAAAGCTTCTTAGAAACAAAACAGTTAATATTGCAGGACCTGCTGGATTTAAAGACAGAGATGTTCTAGAAAGTGTTCTTAAACCATTGTTTATTAAAAGCAAAGCTCCATTTAAGAAAACAGAAAAAGGTTCTAAAGTAATACAGAATGCAAAGGTAACACCACAACAAATACTTAGCTTCTTTGAAAACAAAGTACAGAACTATGAAACAATGGAGAGAATTAGTGAACAGTTATTTAATGAAGCACAAATTGAAAACATTGCAAAGATATCAGGCAGACCTACAGCTCAACTTATTGCAGAGTATTTAGGTACTGATGCAATACCACTTCCTGATGCAAGATTATTTTTAAGAGTATATTCTCCAGCAAGAGAGTTCTGGATGAGAGCAGCAGGTAAGGGTAAATTAATACCACAAAGGCTTGCAGGTTTACAAGAAGATGAAGTTATAGCATCTCAGTTTGAAAAAGAACTAGCTAAACCAGTATCTAGACTTTATGAACTTACTATTAAAGATGACAAAAGCGTGTCAGAAACTGCAGAGCTTATGGTTAGAAATGCTAGAAAAAGATTTAAATTAACAAAGAATGAAGAAGATGCAATAGTTAGAGAGTTAACTTCAGGTTACTTAGGAATGATAGGCGATTCATATATGAATAAAGCTTGGAAACCAGCAATACTTTTAAGAGCTGCTTGGACTTCTAGGGTTGTTGGTGAAGAACAAATTCGTATGTGGATGGATAATTTAGACAATGTATTTAGTCATCCGTTATCTGCATTTGCTTGGATAATGGGTAAAGACCAAAGAAGAATAGCTCATAGACTTAGAGGTTATGATGAAGATGAATTTGCAGAAAGACTTATAGCAAAAGGCGTATACGATATAGAAGGCAATACTATAGGAGAAGGTATAGAACACGGTGGTGCAATGACTACATCACACGGAGGTGTACTTGACCCAAATCAATCATTTGCTAGACAAGGTTCTTTTTTAGAAGTTAATAAAACAGATGATACTTTTTATGGTGGTGCAGCAGGAGAAGTTATACAGTTAGGTGATGACCCTATAGCTGCTGAGATAGCATATAAACTTACAGGATTTAATGGAACATTTAGAGGTGAGGTAATCTCTATGAAGAGATTTACACCAGCTATTGTAAAAAACAATCCTAACAAAATGTTTGTATTTGGAGATAATATAGCTAGAACAGGCAAAGGAGGACAAGCAATTATTAGAGATGAGCCAAATGTAATAGGAGTTCCAACAAAACATTCTTTTAGAAAGTTTTTTACTGATGATGATTATGATTTAGCTGTACAAGTTATTGATGAAGCATTTCAAGAGATAGATGAAGCAAGAGGTCTTGGTAAAGTAATTGTATTACCTGAAGATGGTTTAGGTACAGGGAGAGCAGGACCTAAAGACCCTAAAACTGGTAAGTATACTGGTTTAGAAAAACAAGCTCCAAGAATAAATAACTACTTACAAAGAAAACTTAAAGCTTTAAAAGAAGAACAAACTGAAGCTGTGCTTGATGAAACTGTATCTGCTGAAGATGCTATTAAAGAAATTAAAGATAGATTTTGGGATGGTGATTTATCTGAGTGGAGAACATCTTACTCTTATGGTTCAGATGAAATAGGTAAATATCAAAAGATAAGAATGCTTACAGACAGAAAAGCTGCAGATGCTTATATTGATGGTATTGTTGCAAGAATACATTACAAAACTGGTGGACACTTTGAAACAAAAGAAGTTTTTGAAGATGGAACATTTAAAGTATTACATAGGTCAGATGGTTCTACTGGTAAAGCTGTAACAAGAACATCTCCTACAAGTATTATTGTTCACGATATTATAAAGCCAGGAGATGATGAATTAATAAGACACATAGCTTTTGGTAAAAGAATACAAGCTACTAGAGATATGATACCTGCTGGTAAACCAACTAGATTAAAAATAGGTGTTGACCCTGACGGCAATCCTATAGAAATTACATTTGGTAGAAACCAAACACTAGATGACCACAGAACTTACAAAGGACACATAAGACAAATAGATAAAGATAGAGAAATTTATGGCGCTTATCATACTATGAAGAAATCAACTTATGATATAAATGCACAAACTATTAGTAAGTATGACCAAGTGTTAGAAAATTTGTTTACAACATTGATGGCAGTTCCTACTAACAGACTATCTAGGTCATCAGCATTCAGACAATATTACTGGAGATTTATAGAAGAGAATGGTGCATATTATGACGAAGCATTGAAGAATGAAATTATAAGTATGGCTAATATGAAAGCTTCTAAGTGGGTAAAGAACTCTGGTGAAACTGCAAGAATACTTAAAGGTACAAAACCTATCAGAGATGGTGATGCAAGAATACTTGGTGTAGAAAACATTAGTGAATTAGATGACGCAGCTAAAGCCTATGCATTGT